CCCCTCAACCGTATCGTCGTTAATAATGCGGAATTCTCTTCCGTGGATTTTAAATCTTGTACCTGCGTATGCACGTGTCAAAACAAAATCACCCTCTTTACACCATGGACCTGTAGGAAATCTAACTTCATCTTTATAAGCTAAGTCACCTACTTTTACTACAAATAAAACTACAGTTGAATGTTCTTCTATAGATCTAACTGACCCTGCTTTAACTAAACCACTTTCATATGTTTCCGCTGCTTCTGGAATTGCACATAAAATTCTATAGCCTTTTGGTTCTGGAAGCTGTAAGCCTCTTTCTTCAATTGGTATATCTTCTGCATCTACTTCATTCACTGTTGGAATAATAATTGGTCGACCATTTGCATCAACCAAATTTTTATTCATTGTGAGTATTTGTTCACTCATCTTCAAATGTCTCCATCTTCTGTGCAAGGTCTTTAATTAAACTTTCAGCGACGGATAGACCTCGAATATACCCTGCCATATTTTGATACGAAGCAAAATCTTTTGCTGCTCCGTCTCCTAAATTATTTAAAACTGTTCTGCGCTGATCATCTATTCGAGACAATAATAGTTCTAGCGTTTGGTCCATGTGTTACTCCCTGGGTTGTTTGTTATCCTTTTGTATTCCTAGTTGTTCTTTTTGAATTGCTGCGTCTAGACCAATCTTTACTCCATCTAGTGATTGCTGAGACTCTAATTTTTTCTTGTCCATAGTTACTTTTGCGGTCATTTCCATGGCATTTAATTTTTGTTCATTTTCAGCTTTAGATTTTTCAAACTCAAGTTTTTGTTGTTCAATTTGAATCTTAGCTTGTCCTTCTTGAATCTTAGCTTGAGATTCTTGTTGTTTAATTTGAACTTCTTGTTGTTTAATTTGAAGCTCTTGTTGCTGCATTTGAATTAATGGATCTTGTTGTTGTTGTTCAATTTGTTGTTGTTGAACTTCAGCTTGATCTTTTTGTAGAAGTTTATTAGCAGCATCAGCAGTTAATCTAGATAATTGGACTTCCACATCTTCAGGTAAGTTTTCATCTGGATTAGGTAGTGGTACGCCTAATTGTTCTTCAATTTGTTTTCTATATTCAAACGCAATATGTTCATTTATGTGAGCCATTGCTGCAGCTTGAATTTGAGAAGCCATTGGATTTTGGCCTATCATTTGCATGATCTTAGGATCTTGCATTGCTGCCATATGAACTGCAATATGAGCTTGGTGATCTTGGTAGATAAATGCTTTAACAGGTTTACCATTAATAACAGCCATATTTTCAGATACAGGATCTTTTGGTTTCTGATCTTCTGTACTTGGAATAAGCTTGCCAATATTCTTAATACCTAATACTTCTAACATCTGGCGATTAAGTTCTGGTAAATCATAGATCTGTGGGTTTGCTTGAGCCATCTGCATAACAGCTTGATACTGAACAACTTTCTGTGACATCGTTGCAGCATTTGGATCACTTACAGGGATCACATCTACATTATCATAGTCAGCTTGTTTAGCACGTCTATCACCCACTTCTGGATCATAGTTATATTCTGATGGTGTGTAGTCTCTAATAATGCCTTTAAGAAGTTTAAACTCTTGCTTCATTGCATAGTAAATACGAGCTTGAATAGCTGATGTTACTTTCAATGTTCTTTCTAATATAGCTAGTGTAGTACCGACAGGTGCGTTAGAAGACATGTCAGATACTTTTAATCCTTCAGCATTAGCAAATGCACGACCTTCTTCAATGATTTGATTCATTAAAGAGTTTAATACTTGTGAAGGTTCTTTGTAAGGAAGAGGTAAAATGTTGTCACGAATAGCACCACTTGGTACATCTACGTCACGCCATTCACCTGGTGCGATTGGTGTATCATCGCCTTTAATACGAAGTCCTCGTGACTTCATACCACCTGGTAAGTTTGATAGAGTACCCGCGTCAACAAGTTGACGTAAGATCATAGTACCTGATTTGGCGAAAGCACCTATCAAATGGATTAAACCAAAGCAATAGAAACCAAAGCCTGGTATGTAGCCGTAATGAACAAAGTGTTGACGTTTTAATTTCAACTCATCTTCTGGGTTCCAGTTACGTCTAATTGATAATATAGTGCCTGTACCTTTTTCTATTGTAACTACGTATGGTAAGGCAATTCCGTCATCACTATCTTTTAACTCTGGAATATCGAGTAGTGTGTGAATTTCGTAAAGTTTATATCTATCATCTTCAGTTGCATTAAAACCTAGTTTCTCTGCAATCTTTTTCTCAGCTTCATCGATGTCTAAGAATGGTTCACCTAGATCAACGTCGCGATAGAATCCTGCCGCTTGAAGTTTTTTAATTTCGTTTTTAGTTTTACGCATGACGTGGGTTACACGTTCTGCTGTTTCTAAATTAGATGCGCCATAAGGAACTACCATGTCCTCTGCAGTTACATACATTGCAACTTGGCGTTCTATAGATGGATCATAATAAATCTTTTTAAATGCGTTACCTGCAAGCCCAAGTCCCCACAACATTCTTTCGTGTTCTGGTCTATACTCAGCCATCACGTCGGTTAACTGATAATTCATGTCCTCTTGAACACGTTCAGCTGCATCTTCTTTTTCTTTAGTTTGCTTACCGATGATCTGTGTTTTAACTGGGCCTGATGCTGGAAATGTCTCCATCATAGTTTCAGCTTGGAACTTAACCAGCGCTTCCGTCATTAAGGGGTGGTACACATTGCATGCCCCAGGCCACGGTTCGGTACGGTCTTCAATTTTAAGACCTAATAATTCTAATCCGTCTACATATGTAGTTAACCAATCTTTTCTGGAATCTAAGTCTGATGTAATTTCACCAAGTAGATCACCTGATAATTCTGTTAACGTACCTTCATCAAGTTCTTCTGCTAAGTTAGCATTAAATTCTTCATCGCCCACTTCTTTACCCGGTTCGATTGTAATCTCCATACTACCGTCATCAAGTGTTACACTTTCAGGATTTTCAATTTCGATGCTTAAATCGGGTTCACCCATAGCCATCGCTTCTAATCCTTGTGGTGCTTGTGATAAACTTTTATCTATATCTGCCATATTCTATTTTCCTATATTGCGTATAATTTTTTGCCACGACCTGGAATCCCATACACCATGTCATCTTCTTCATCACTAGGTAACCTAATAAAGCCACCTTGTCTAAACCTCATCAGTGCAAGTGTTGTCGCGTCAACTAAGTCGTCATTTGCTCCACTTGGAAAGTCATTACACTCTTCAATTACTTCATGCGCCCATCTATGATCCGGAGCCCACACTATACCACTTCTAAACAAATCTGACACTGCATTTACACGACTGATTTTATCTTGCCCTTTACCTGGTGTAAATTCGCCAACAGGAATGCCCATGCGTCTAACCTCTTGATAGAGTGCAGCACCGTTAGATTTCTTTTCTACTATGAATGCGTCAGGCTCCCAATCCTTATATTCTTGTATACAAAGCTCTTTTAAGTCGGGGAACTCTAATCGTTTCTTAATTGCATTTAATAGTATTATATTATAGTTATTGGTTTCTTCGTTAAAAAAGACGCCCCATGTAGTCAATGCGTTATAGTCCGCACGGTTATTAGCTTCTTGAGCCGCGTCTAGTGTCATGATTGTGAATTCACACTGAGGAGGATCTTCTCCTTCCCATATCTTCCACCACTCTCTTTTAATCAGCGCGCCTTCTTCTGATACTGGGTTTTGTAAGTATTGTGAGTTCCAATACCTAATATCAAGTGCAGCCTTCTTAGCTTTTAATTCTTCTAGTGGCCAGAACTCAGGCCATAAACTTCGTTCTTCTCCGTCTTTATCCGTCAATATCGCTGGAAATTCTACAACCTCCCAGTCATCTACTTCGTCATTCTTAACCATCTGGTTCACAATTTCGCCAGTCAAGTCAAGCTTAGACCACCGAGTCATCACTACAATTATCGCACCACCAGGCATAAGACGCTGTAATGGGCCAGACTGAAACCACTCCCAAGCAGGCTTAAAAACGTCAGGTCGTCCAAGTTTGGCATCTTGCTCAGAGTGTGGGTCATCAATGATAAACAGATCAGCCCCGCGACCAGCGAGGGCACCACCAACACCAATAGCGAAATACTCTCCATTATAATTTGTCCCCCATCGTGACGCTGATTTACTATCTGCCTGTAGTTCTACCTGTGGGAAGATATCTTTGTAAGCATCACTACCCACCAAATTTCTAACCCGACGACCAAAATTAACAGCAAGGTCAGCCGTATGCGACGCCATAATAACTTTCTTATGTGGGTACTTTCCCAAGAACCATGCAGGAGCAAGATAAGAGATAAGTTCTGATTTGCCGTGTCGCGGAGCAATATTAACAATAACTCGTTTTTTCTTGCCTGATGCAATCTCTTCAAATATCTTAGCCAATCTCCGATGATGCTCTCCTATCATGTAGCCCGGGTATACGTGCATAATAAAGTCTAGGAAGCTATCCTTGCCGTGTTCCTGTACCCAATTCTTCTTAAACACTCTTAACTTCGCTAGTGCTATTCTTTTCTTATCATCATCCAGATATGGGACGATCTGCATTAACTCCGCTGCTTTCTCTGGGGTTAGCCTTTCTTCACTCATCTGTTTTATCTTCTATCACTTCTGCATCTATCGTCTGCGCTGGCTCCTTCATGAGTCCTTTTTGCTTGAAGTCGTTTAACATAGTAAGAAGTTCTTTCTCAACCTCCTCCATTGACTCCATCTTGTGCGTGACTTCAGTCTTCTTTTTAAATGCATCAACTCCATCCACCTCGCCTAACGCTCTTAACGCGGTTGTCTTTTCTTTTGGATTCGTAGTTGACTCGATGACTTTAATGAGGTTGTTAACTACGTAGAGTTTATAATCAGCTAATTGTTTTGAGAGTAGTACCTGTGTCTGAGCTACCATACCAGCACAATATGCCATCGTAGGATCGGTGTATGTACCATATTCAGGTTTAAAGTTGGGATCTGTCATGACTCTTTTAACAAAGTCGACTGCTTTTTGTTGTTCTGCCGGGCTAGCGTCAGGAATAGGTTCACCTTTTAAATCAGCTATGGTCTTAACCGTCTCAACTCTAACCTGTAACTCTTCTTCCATGCCTAGTTCTGGCATAGCATCTTTAGCATTTTTAGGCAAGGGGACGTCCTCCTCGATGTTGGGCATCATAATTACGTGAGAGACGTCGTGATCAGAGTTATCTGATTGATTTTGTTGACTTTTTAGGTCGTTCATGTGTCGCTGTTACACCTTTGAATAGAATTTGCAGCTTATTTATGGATTGTAACATAGTTTTTAAGAAAAAGAGGTAGAATAGCTATATGAAAACCACACTTACCAAGAAGAATTTAGAGATTTTGTACAACATGGCGTGTAAACTGCCGCCCTTTAATAGACTCCCTATGCCTAAGTCTGACAAAGTTAAGTTCCGTGTCATTAAGAATCCTACTATATATGGTTGTTTTGACGAAGTGGACATGGCTATTGAAATAAGTTCAGGTTCTTGTGGTCACTTCATTACTATTTTCCAAACTCTCCTCCATGAAATGGTTCACTTAGCTCTCTATGTTCGAGGCGATGATGACTTTGATCAACACGGGGCTAAATTCATGCGTATTAAAGATGTTTACTCCGAGCTTTACAACTTCGATCCTAAAGCTATCTAAGTAAAGCCCCGCTTTACACCCCTACTTTTCACATTTTTTTATAGAAATTTTTTTTGTTGACCCTTTTTATTTGGTATGGGGGGTGTTTCTATATTTGACTTTTTTTCTGACCGTTTGCGTTGGGCTCAATGTAGGGAATGACGGGACTCCTACTTTGTAAAACGGGGTGATACGGGGTACGTGGGGTTGCGTAGTATGGATACCTAGTCCGCCTAGTTCCTACCGCGTCCACGAAGTCCACCGCGTCCACGTTGTCCGCCTCGTTATAACCAAGTTAAACCCCGTCCACCTAGTTCGAACCTCGCGCACCATGTTGGTGCATAATAACCAAGTGAACCAAGTACCATGTAAGTCCTTGATTTTAAACATGTTCGGATTGTTCGGACGCGGTTTGACGTTGTTCACGTCGTAAGTCCTTGATTAATAAGGTTTGTTCACGTTGTTCACGTTGTTCATGCCAAATAATAGGACAAAGGGAAAGGAGTTTGACGAAGTTTAGAGATCGTTCACTTCGTTAATGCGGTGCAATCTTCTACCCCCTTGTCCTATCTTTTCAGCCCGAACACATGAACAAACATCAAATAATAATAATAATAAATAATATAATATATATAAATCAATCACTTACAAACACACACAACCTCAAAAAAGCCTCGTTCATTAATTTAAAGTAAAGTTTCAAAGTCCGAACAATCCGAACACGTTGTTTTTAAAGGGTTTTTTAACACCTAGCAAGAACCATGCCAATCATTGTCAAATAATGTTTGACTATAAAAACCAATTCGAAGTAAAATCATAAACAGCAACACGGAAACCCACTAACAACGAAAGGACATACCTTATATGGAAATGAATAGAAAACAACTAAACGCAGTCGCACGAATTGAAAGCAGACTTCGAAGCTATGACCCAAACAAAGTTTTGCACCCTCAAGGCATTCAATTCAAATACGAATACAACCCCGAGTATGAATATCTATTCTGCTCATTACTTAACGCGGAAAACTCTAAATGGTACGAAAGCCGAGTTTTTACTTGTTTCACTATCGGCAAACGCGGTGGGATTAAAATTCTAAACACCGACAACAAATGGTTAGCACGTTGGATTAAAAATTAAGGGGATAACAACATGAAACCAAGCGAACTTAAATACAACCACGAACTACACAATCCGAATAGCTATTTCTTTACGCGCGACACCATGCGCTTTTTTGGCGATACTATGAACAACTACGGCGTTATTGATAAGGGGACATATTTCGAACTATACAGAAAACGCCCTGTAAAACATGGTTTAAATTCTAGTCATTACTTTGATAAAACCACGTTCGAACAATTAAGCAAGGAACCCACACTATGACACTCGAACACCTACGCCCTCAAATTAAGAGGGCTTTAAATAACCCCGACGCGCTTTCAACTTCCGAGCGCGTCATTCTCTCAACTCTGCTATTTAATAGCACCTATGAAACCGCGTTTAAACTCCGCCTATCAATTCGGCAGATCGAAACCGCACTCAACGACTTTAAAACTAAACTCACGAAAGGCACAACATGAAAACGATCAAGCAAGAAATTTATTTTTACATTGACGAGGACACAGGCGAGAAAATTTACGACACCGAACTTATGCTTGAAGAATTCCAAGACAAATTAAACGAACTCACGAAAGGCACAACATGAAAAAACAAAACGCGCACCCTCGATACCTCGACGCACTACTCACAAAAACTTTTTACCCCGACACCTCGAGCGAACATAAACACGCCGTTCGATACCTCGATCAAGCAAATAAAACCATTGAAAAGGGGCATAGTAAGACATCAACCCCCAAAAAATAATCGTTTATAGAGCGATTGTGAAAGCCTCAAAACCCTAAAAACATTAAAAAGGACAATAAAATTATGAAAACCGCACCAACCCAAGCACAACAACGCCATGACCAGATCGAACTACTACGCGATCAACTCCGCCCATTAAAAGCCTACGAGGTTATGAAACCGACCGCGCAGAGCGTGAACATTATCGACGGCACAATCAACGGGCATGGAGTGAAATTCACTTTTTTCTATCAGCCGACAAAGGCGGACATGGCAAACGCGCACCACGCGACAAAGAACCTAGAGAACAACCTACGCGACGGCGTCGCTATGAGAAAAGCGCACCTTTTCAGCCTAGTAGAAAACGACATAACAGAATACACCGACATTTTAACGATCAACTCGAAAGACTTGGAACAACTCAAGGAGGAACGTATTGAAAATGAATAACACAATCCAACAAAACAAAACGGGCGCGGACTACAAACGCATAATAGAAACTATGCACAACTTGAACACGCCTCGCACCCCTAGTCTTATTAAATACAACGAGATCGTTAAGGGGTTTCAAAACGGCGATACTTTTTGGGCGCGGGTTCCCTTGTTTAATGCAAACGCCAACGACTTCGCCCGTATGCACCAAGAACAAAACCAACACCGACAAAACAATGTCCGCCTCTTTTTAGAGTATCAACTCGAGAAAGACGAGAAAATCAAACGCCAACAACTCCGCAAAGATAGGTACTCACGCTCGGACTATTACCGACTAGGCGGGACGGACGCCTATTATAAAATCAACGGCGCAACACTAGCCAAAACAATAAGCGACGTCCGCAACCCGCCCGACGTAGAACAAGAACGGAAAAACCTCGACTACACCTTGAGGGCTTGTGAATACTTACGGCGCATTGAACAACTTGAAAAGGTGCGGGACAAACTCGAACCGCGTTTGAAACAGATCGACAAAGAATTTAACGGCGGTGAGTGGACTTACATGGCTTGGAACTCGATCGGCATAAACAACGAGCAAAGCCAAAACATAAGCTATCTTTTTTGGTTGCACCGCGTTCACGTCAGTTTAATGAACCCCTTACAGATAGCACACTATCCGACTTTAAAACATTTAAGGGACGGGCGCGAGGTTGTGACAAAGCTCGGGAAATATCTCACGACGTTCAAGGACTTCATTGGCATAACAGACGCAGAGATTAAAGACGCCGTCGAGAAATACAACGCAATCGTAGCCAGTCGCACAGGGTGGGAGGTTCGTTTTATTGAAAGCACCGACGCTGACGGGTTCGTAAGAATTTATAGCAACTGCCTCGCGGGTTCATGTATGAAAGGCATGGACGCGGTTCGTGTTTATGCGCATGACAAATCGGTACTACGCTTGAGTTATATTCAAAGCCTCGCGGGTGAGATTTTAGCGCGTTGCATAGTGCGGGAGGACTTGAAACAATATATTAGAATCTACCCCGACGCCAACGGCTCAACGGAAGGGAAATACCTCCAACAATATTTAAAAGCCAACGGATACACACACGGCAACCTCGACGGGTGCTTATTGCAGATGATCGAGCATGAGGACGAGGACGACATTTTTGTCGCGCCATATATTGACGCGGGAGTGGACGGCAACGGCTCAAGCGGTTCGGCACAATCGGGCGAACTTGTGGACATCGACGACAAAACTTATATCGAGATCAACACGCACGGCGAATTAAGTTTAACCATGACAAACGGATACACGGACGACGTAGAGAACGAGGACGAGAGCGAGTGCGACGACTGCGGGGACATAGAACACAACGACAATATGTCATACACCACACACGGCGATTATGTTTGTCGGCATTGTTGCGAGAATAATTACACTTATGCTTGGATTAATAACGATACTCAAGACTACGTCCACAACGATCACGTTATATGGGCAAATGATGACGCTTTCCATGAGGACTGCGATTTATCCGCGCATGATATTTATGCTTGTGAGGAAACGGGCGACTATTTCCACATAGACGATCTAGTCATGACGTTGCGCGGTTTTATTTGCTTTAATCTAGTGGAGGACATAGACCACGAGGACGCGGACGGCAACCTATCAGCACATCAAGACGACGTCCACGAATTAAGCGACGGGACAAAATGTCACACCGACGACGCGGAAAGAATACAAGCAGAGATTGACGAAGAAGAAGAAAACAACGAACCGCAACCAACACAGGAGCAACAACAAAATGAAACAATCTAAACCAATCGACAGACTATTAAACATTCTTACATACAGACGCCAACATGAAAGCGAGGGCGAACGCGAATTCATAGAGGCATATTTCAAAGACTTCAAAACGCTAAAGAATGAGGAGGGCGAAACACTCGCTTATATCTATGACAACCACAACAAGAAAGCAAAGACGAATATTTTATGGAGTGCGCACATTGACACCATGCACAACTCAACGCCCGAACTTATCACGCAAGAAGTTTTCCTAGATACTTTCGGCACGGCGTTCGTAGATCAAGCCTCCGATTGTTTGGGCGCAGATGACGGCGCGGGGGTTTTCTTAATGCTTGAAATGATCGACGCCAACGTCGAGGGAACATATATATTTCACAGAGGAGAGGAGCGCGGGGGGTGGGGTTCGTCGCAGATCGCAGAACTTCATGCCGACTATATAAAACAATTCACACACGCGGTCGCGTTTGATAGACGCGGGACAACCTCGATCATCACACACCAACGGGGCGGACGTTGCGCCTCTGATGAACTAGGCACGGCATTAATTAAGCTATTCGGAAAAGACTTTCAACTCGACACAACGGGCATATATACAGACACCGCCGAATATGCGCACCTCGTCCCCGAGTGTTTAAATATCTCGATCGGTTATCAGTCAGAACACACAAGCGCGGAAACTTTAGACACGGCGCACGTGTTAAGAATGAGGGACACAATCCTCGCTTATGATTGGAAACGCCAAGCCCTCCCCGTTGTCAGAAAACCCGAACCGCGCCCACTATATTCATTTTATGGCGCACACAATCGCACCATGTCGCACGATCTCCCAAGCTATGATGATCTACTATACACCGATTATAAGTCATTATTAAAATGGGTTAAGAGCGCCAAGCCCGACGATATAGCGGGGGTGATCTATGACCTAGTCGATCAAATTCAATACATGGAGGAGGCGCAATACTACCCAATGGACGCCATGAACGACGACCACGACACACCGCTCGACCGCACTCCGTATCACTATTAAACCCGCAACAAAACAATGACCAACTCCAACCTCGACGGGCTACCCATGCCCGTCTTTTCTTTTCGCTTTGAATACTTGAGTATTCTACTCGGCTATTCTTTTTCTTTTCTTAATCTCACTTTGTCCACGCATTAAATATTTAATGTACAAAATCGGGAACTGGCTTCATTAGAAACGGGGGCAAATTACGAAAAAAGAAACGGGGAATTCCCAATCAATTCAGAAACGGGGACAGAACCAAAGTCAACGCAATAAATACTTAATGCGGAATAGAAACGGGGACTACAAAATAATTGTCAAATAATACTTGACAACATAAAAAGAAGTTTGAGATAATCGTAGACCTCAATAATAGAAACGGGGATTGATATGACAAGAGTAGAACAGATTTATAACAACGTCTTAAACGCTATGCAAGACGCAGAGGAGATCGAGGGCGTAGAGAATCCGTTTGAGTATTTAATGTTAATGAGACGAATTAGAACCGAAGCACAAAAACGAGCCAACGCATGTGCGGATAATATAGATTGGGAATATACAACACCAAAGTTTGAACCCGCAGAGGAATATGATGATTGACCCACAAGAAAAATACGAGCAAGAATTCATAGACTATATGTATTCAAATAGTGACTTCCATATTAATAATGGTGATTCATTACTATATTATTTAGAGGACGGGACTTATTTTGATGAATGGTTTAAAGAATATCATTACGACGAATGGAAAAAAGATAATGATGAGTGGAACGCACGAATGCAAAGACGCATGAGAAGTAAGGAAGAAGAAAAAGAACTAGACGAGATTGATAAACAAATGAAGTTTATGCACGAGGAGGCAAGACGATGAGTAATAAAAAAATATATAGCGTGTATTGCGAAGAAGAAATGGCAGACATGGAAGTTAATGCTTACTACTTAACACGCAAGGGGGCATTCAGAATGGCAAGTGAATTGTTTGATGAGGGTAAAGAACAAGTCACAATCGTTAACATGGAAAGTTATATAAACGAACAGGAGGCAAGCAAATGATTACGATCGAAGAAAAACGTGAAGCGTGTATTAAGTATGAAACCGATTGGTTGCAAAGTGGTGCTGATTATCGAGATATGGAATACATTATGAGAGATGGTTGGAAGGGTTGGAATAATATGCCTAATGAAGCAGTAGAACAATTTTATAAAGATAACATTGAGGAGGAAGTAAGATGACCTTTGATGAATTGTATGAGTTGTATGTGACGGCAACAAACGAGGTTGCTACATTAAAAGACGAGAACAAAGCATTATTAAAACAATTAGAGGAGAAAATGAATGAGCGATATAGATAGATTAGAACGCGACTTAGACCCGCCCTCACCGCAAGAGCCGTTGAGGATTAAATCGTGGTGGATTGGGTATCGTTGGGAAGACGGCACAGAAGATACGCTTAACCTAGAAGATCATTTTAGGCAAGCACGAAGTGACATCGAAGGCGTGCTAGACGAGGTTGAATGGGAAGTCAATCGTGATATACTAGAACACCAAGCACAGAAATATGGAGACCCCGATAGTGACTACTAAAAAAGAAAAACAAATCATAGTCGAGCAAGTCGTCGTGACAGGCTATGTTAAACACGCGAATGGTAGGAAAACGCCATTTTCATTTGATAAGAAAACATTAGAACCAAAAGATTTAGAAAGTATTTTTAACGGCATAGCGAGGATATATAAATGACGACAGTAAATAAAATTATGGACGAACTACAAGCATCAATGGCACAACGATTCGATAAAGAGTTTAACGACATGAGATTTTTTATTGATAGTGCATACGAGCATGGATTAGCAGATGGTAAAGAGCAAGCAAAGGCTGAGATCATTAACCTTATACAAGGGGATAAGAAATGAAACAATCAATCAACATAAAAACAAAACCAAGTAGTCACGAGAGAGAAATTTATATGTCACAATATGTGACCTTACCGCGTGACCAAATACGCATGATGAAAACCCGTGAGGTGATCGCTTGGGGCGTTGCATTATTTATGACTATTATTACGTTTATTAGATAAGGAGAACATATGAAAAAGTTTAGTGTGGTGTTAGAAGTATCAATGGAAGACGCGAAGTATGACGAGGTAGTTAAATGGGGTGTTGAACCTAGTGACCACGTCAATACAGTATTAGCTGAACCATTAAGAGAGAAAGGCTTTGTTGTAAATGCTTATAGCGTTGAGACCGAGCATAGATTGTATGACCGATTAAAGAAGTATCAAGATCATTTAATTCAAGCTGACGCATACAACGATTTAGAAAACGAGATCATTGGACGTGCTTGTGTAGGAGGACGATGTGAAGACTAATGATGAAGCTATAAAGCAACAAGTAGAAGAACATGATAAGGTCGAGAAGTTTAATATCTTTGACGCGATTATGTTTGGTATGAAGTGTAGTGTTGAACAACATAAATTAAAAGAAACGGGGACAGAAAATGACGGACGTTAAAGTACCAAGTAATGCAGAACTCCGAGAGTATTGGGGTAATCTAGCTAGTAATTTTTTAGTAGGTAAAACGATACGACGTGTTAGATATTTAACTGATCGTGAACGTGAAGATATTGCATGGGATAAATCAGGACTTGTGATTGAGTTTGAAGATGGTCATTGGATACTTGCGATGCGTGATGATGAGGGTAATGATGCGGGTGCGATATGGACATCAAGCCAATCAGAATTAAACATCATTCCTGTGATTTAATATGGCAACACCTGAAAGTAAAGTAAAGAAGAAAGTCAAAAAGATATTAGATGATCTAGGCGCATACCATTTCTCACCAATGGCAACAGGGTTTGGTAGGAGTGGCGTGCCTGATATTATCGCGTGTTATAAGGGTAAATTCATTGGTATTGAGTGTAAATCAGGCGATAACAAGCCTACTTTGTTGCAATTACGCAACATTGATGACATAAAACGCAATCAGGGCTTGGCAATCGTGATAAATGAAGATAATATAGAGTCACTATTGGCTCTAGTAAAGGAGATACAATGACAAGATTAAGAAAAATTCTTAGTAGTTATACAGGAAGTAAAGCAGTAAAACACACGGGTGTGGGAAATAGTATTAAAGAAACATTAGCAGAAGAATACGAAAGAAGTAAGAAGGAAGACAACGTCAATCACCCATCACACTACACTCAAGGTTCAATTGAGTGCATCGATGCTATCACAGAAGCCACTAAACATTTATTAGGAATTGCGGCGGTTTGTGTAGCTAACATCATCAAATATGTTTGGCGATATCCATTTAAAAACGGAGTAGAAGATTTATATAAAGCCCGTTGGTATCTTGACAAACTAATCAAACACGAAGAAGAAAAAATTAAAAAATAATTTAGTCCCTTAAACAAGGAGGTCGTATGATAGATCAAGCATTGGCATGCCTAGCTACAACTATATTCATGGAAGCAAGAGGCGAAGGATTAGCGGGACAGATCGCGGTAGGGTATGTGTTATATCGTCGCGCTGATTTTAAACCGCAAAATGTTTGTATTGAGATGAAGAAGCCGTATCAGTTTTCGTGGTATGGTAAACTAAAACCTCCGTCGCCTGAGGCGTTAAAGAATACAACATATTACAATATTGCATATCAGATATTAAACTTAAAAGCAAAAGATTATAGTAGAGGCGCAACGAACTTTCACCATATAGCATTAAACAATCAATGGGGCATGAAACCCCGTGTTATAATAAACAACCATATTTTTTACTAGAGATTTAACATGGACAAACAACCTTACGCATGGTCAACAGAAGAATTCAATATCAACGGCGAATTAGTATGGTCGTCGATAACACAATTCAGACCTAAAGAATTATCATGGATAAGAGACTTACCCAATAAGAAACATTACATCACGATCACCCCTCTCTATAAAGATGAATCGAAAGCAGAGAAGATAACAGGGATCAAGAGTTATAAAGAATCAACACAAAAAATGATGGAGGCATACAATGGACTCTAAGAAATATGATGGCACGGGGTTTGTTATTGTAGGATTTATCATAGGTATATTACTTACATGGGCAGTGATGGAAGCAACCAATACGCAAAAAAAATACAAGGCGAATCTTAAATGTATACAAGGTGAACTTTACGAAGAAGTAAAAACTAATATGTTTATCAAGTCACACCTTGAATGTTTTGAGCAAAGGAGTTTTTAATATGGAAACAGGGGCAGTTATACTTGCAGTTTATTTAACTTTATGGATTGCGGTATGGGGCGGAGATATTAAAAAAGATTTAGGGTTTAATAAACAAACAGAACAAACGGAGAAAGTAAATGGCGACACAACAAATACACAAAAGTAAAAGACATGCAAACCCTCTTAAAACAAAAACGGGTAAAGACAGATTAAAAGCATTAGCATTAAAAGTATTATATGAGATGCTTGATAAGGTTCAAGAGCCGGGCAAGAAGCGTGCCAAGATTGCTAAAGAGATTGCGAGACGAGAAGTAAAGTGATTGTATATCAAGTCAAAGGTTTATTTAGTTTAAGGAAGCGCGTCATTAAAATACGAGTATCAGATAAGAACAAAAGATTTTATGATAACTTTCATAAACGCAGAGGACAAAACTATTGGTGGAAGAACGTAGAATGATTCCGTTTAGTTACGCAGTTGTAGATGATGAAGGCGAAGTCATACGCAAGTATCGTTGGTCTGTCAAGGAGGCGAAGTGGTTTACAGAAAAGAATCCTCATGTTAAGGTAATCAAACTAGATAAAGAACCTAAACAAACACGGCCACAAATTCAACAAGAACTTTTTAATTTAGTAGGAGAGGCAACGTATTAAATGGTAGCGGATTATAAAAAGAAGACAGACGAAGAACTTATTGCTATTGTAAATAAGTATATGGAAGATCACCCAAATGCAAATAGAAACCATGTCATTCTACACGCGCACGGCAATCACCAAAGAATTAGAGACCTAGATAAAAAAGGTTTAATTAGTTTACCAAAAGCGCAAGTTAGAGGAGAAGTATGGCGTAAGTATTTTTATGTTCAATCAAAAGATAAGATGTTTATACGATGAGTGATGACATCGATATGGCTAATGATTTGGTACAACACGCTATTGATGTCGGCATAAGGAACGCACATGATAAAATCAAAAAACCTTCTAATCAAACAGGGAACTGTATATGGTGTGAAACACCCGTTAAAGACGACCGTCGCTGGTGCTCGGTTGAGTGCCGTAACGAATTTGAAAAATACGCAAAATAAGAGGAGAAAAATTGTGGCAGACGCAAAATTAAATAACTTTAGCCCAAGCGCAAGGCAAGCAATTCGAGAATTTGAAACGTGGCAACTTAAAGTATTTGCAAAAAACGCAAAGAAAGGGTGGCGATTCTTCCAACCTGACTCACTCGATAAACCTACACCGCGTTCAGCAAGAGAAGCATGGGGCTCACCATATGAAAGTGAAAACAGGATAGAAAAAGATGAGAAGCTGACCAATAAAATTATGGTTGGTTTATTCTTAGCCTTTGTGGTAGTATTGTCGATACTATAAAGGTTATATCATGGAAGAGTTCTATTGTTTTAGTTGTGGTAAGCATAAATCGATAGGGGTTAGATCGAATAAAAAAATAGGAAGATATAAATCTCTCAATCTATGTATACCTTGTGATGAAAAAGCTAAGAAAAAAACAGCCATAAGTAAAAGAGATCCTGAAGAACTATTAGGCTATCAAGGATATAAGGTGAAACACATAAAGAGGGCTTTAAATAATCACAATAAAAAACTATATTTAACTGATGTAGTTTATAAACAGTTTAAAAAACGGGAAATTATAGAATGAAATTAGTCACACTAGATTTTGAAACCTACTACGATGTAGGTTTTAGTTTATCAGGTCTTACAACAGAGGAGTATATCCGAGATGCAAGATTCCAAGTCATTGGCGTCGCGATTAAAATTGATGAGGCAGAAACGTATTGGGTTACGGGGTCTCACGAAGTCGTACAAGATTCTCTTAACAAAATTGATTGGAAAAACTCTGCCCTTCTTTGCCACAACACGCAGTTCGACGGGGCTATTCTTGCATTCCGCTTTGGTATCATTCCTGGTCTCTACTTGGATACTCTGTCTATGGCACGGGCTACTAACGGCGTTGAAGTAGGAGGAAGCCTTGGATTCTTGGTTGAGTACTATGATCTAGGCGTCAAGGGTACAGAAGTCGTGAACGCTAAAGGTAAAAGGCTAGAAGACTTCACACCTACAGAATTGTCAGCCTACGCGGGCTACTGTGTAAACGATGTCAACTTAACTTATAAACTATTCGGCGTACTCGCACCTAAATTCCCTCAGTCAGAGATTGATCTCATCGACTTAACACTTCGTATGTATACACAACCACTTTTAGAAGTGGACGACGCCCTGTTACAAGACCGACTCATTGAAGTTCAAGCAGAGAAGTCAGAGTTATTACAAGGTCTCATGGTTAAGTTAGAATGTGAGACAGAAGAATGTGTCCGTGCTAAGTTAGCAAGCAATAAACAATTCGCAGAGATACTACAAGAACTCGGTGTGATCGTGCCTACAAAGATTAGTCCAGCGACGGGTAAAGAAACGTATGCACTTGCTAAAGGTGATCAAGGCTTCTTAGATTTATGTGAACATGAAGACCCGTTTATTCAACAACTTTGTACAGTTCGTTTAGGTACTAAGTCAACAATAGAAGAATCTCGTATTGAAAGGTTTATTGGTATTGGCGCACGTAACAAAGGTAAGCTACCTATTCCTCTTAAATACTATGGCGCTCATACAGGACGATGGGCAGGCTCAGATAAGGTTAACTTTCAAAACTTACCTGCACGAGATAAGAAAAAGAAAGCATTAAAGAACGCAATCATTCCACCTGATGGACACAAAGTTATTAACGCTGACTCATCACAGATCGAGGCTCGAGTATTAGTATGGTTGGCGGGACAGAACGATGTCGTCCAATGGTACAAAGAAGAACGCGATGTATATTGTGAGTTTGCTTCAACTGTATATGATCGACCTATTACTAAAGCTAATAAGATTGAACGCGCGGTGGGCAAGACTTGTATTCTTGGATTAGGATATGGCACAGGGTGGGCTAAACTACAACAGACATTAAAGATGGCGGCGGGTGTTGAGTTAGATGAACGCGAATGTAAAAGGTTAGTAAGTGTTTATCGTAATATTAATAGTAAGGTGATTGATCTATGGCGTGAATGTGAAGAAGCCTTACGAGATATAGCCTCATGGCCTCAAGGTAAAGAGCCTTATTCTATAGGTCGACACAATGTGTTATATGCCACACCTCAAGGCATCAAGTTACCTAATGGGTTATATATTAAATATCCGGGTCTTACTTGGGATACGTCAGAAGCTAAATCTAAATTTGTATATAAGTCAAGACGTGGATTCATATCCATTTGGGGCGGATCTGTAGTAGAGAACGTGGTGCAGGCATTGGCTCGGATTATTATTGGTGAGCAGATGTTAAAGATTAATGAGAAGTATAGGCCTGTCTTAACAGTACATGATGCGGTAGTGAATGTGATACCTGAGGCAGAGATAGATGATGCGATGGAGTACATTATCAGTACGATGTCAACACCGCCTGATTGGGCTACGGAGTTACCTGTTGCATGTGAAGCGCACTTTGGAGATAGTTACGGGGACTGTTAATGCCGTATAAAAGCCTAGAACGAAGACGGGAAAGACATAGATACTTTATGTCGCTATCTCGTGAAGAACGAGAAAAGATTTGGGAAGATCGCAAGCAAAATATTGCTGATCGCAAGTTATATGCACAAGCAGTTAAAGAATGTAGATTAAAACGACGATGCCTTAAAAAAGAAATGGCGTGGTTCAGACGTAAGATGCGTAAGAAAGCGTATCTCAAAACTGAAAAAGGTAGGGCTATTCGAAATGTTATAAAGAAAAGATACTTAAAAAATAATCCCCATGCTCGAGAAGCTAAACGAGAGTGGAGAAAAAAATGGATGAAGACTGAAAAAGGCAGAGAAGCACAACGACGAAAAAATCAGTCCCCTAGCCAGAAAGCTATGATCGCCGCTAGAAAAGCTAAGAAACGCGTCCTTGATAAAACTATGACGGATTTCGATAAGTTTGTACATAAAGAAGCATACCTACTAAAACAAATGCGAAGAAAATTACTAGGAACAGAGTGGCATATAGATCATACAGTTCCTATATCCAGAGGTGGAACAAACGAATACATTAATATAGAAGTAGTTCCAGCTAAATGGAATTTAGACAAAAGCAATAAACACTCAGAAAGATTTTTTAAATGAAACCCTATTATGAAATAGGCAAGAAGTCGACTATAACTAATGATCTTATGGACTTTGCCATAACACCTAGTGAATGGGTAGAGCATTATAATTTTGACGCCAAGCGTATTCCACCTGAGATTATATTCCAAGACGACTTCTTTATATGGCTATCACACCGTTATAGTTTTGTGGCTGGCATACTCAAACTAGACCCATATACTTGCTATGATTGGCATACAGATACAAGAAGAGGTGTAGGCATCAATATGTTATTAACTCCTTTCGATAGAAGTGTTTGTGCATTTACTCATAACAAAGAAGACGCCGTATTTAAGATAGAAGAATTAAAGTATAAACCGTCAACGTATTATTTATTTAATACTCAAGTACCTCATACAGTGTATAATTTTGAAACGACGAGATATCTTATGAGCGTAGAATTTGCTAAAGATAAAGATGAATTGTCGTTCGATGATTTATTAAGAGATATAAGGAGTAATTATGAGTGACAAAACTTCACGTAATGATGTGACAGGTGATTGGTTACATAGCAAACCTAACAACGAAATGTTTGAAAAGAATTTTGATTTAATATTTAGAAAAAAGAAAGAAGTATTACCCGAGTACGAACTCAATAAATCAACAGGCGAAGTTCAAAAGAAAGAAGACTAATGGCTAATTTTACATGGTCGTACTCGGCTCTTAAAGAGTATGAGAATTGTCCTAAGAAGTATTACGAGATTCGTGTAGCCCAAAACTATATAGTCATACCTAGTGAGAAAATGATCTATGGTACAGAAGTACACAAAGCACTTGAAGATTATGTTAAAGATGGTAAAGAATTGGCTCTTAACTATTTACGCTTCAAGCCCGCTGTTGATTCACTTAAAGATATTCCCGGTGACAAGTATCCTGAATATGAGATGGCTCTCTACAAAGACCGCACGCCTTGTGATTTCAAAGATGATACTCGTTGGGTACGTGGTATTGTCGACTTACTTATTGTTGATAATGATTATGCTTTTATTGTGGATTATAAAACTGGCTCTCATAAGTATCCCGACCCTAAACAATTAAGGCTTATGTCTTTAATGACCTTTGCTCATTTCCCTCAAGTCAATAAAATTAAAGCTGGATTATTGTTTGTCATGAATAATGTTTTCATTACCGAAGAATATAAAAGAGAAGATATAGATAGTTCATGGGATAAGTTTACTGTGCCTTTAGCAAGGCTTGATAACTCGTATGAATCGAATACATGGAACGCAAATCCTACGCCACTGTGTAAATTCTGCCCTGTCAAGACCTGTGAATTCAACAGAACATGATATAATAGTGTATGCCTTACACAAAAAAACCTAGACCCTATAAGCGTGAATATGACCTCGAACTCAAACGTGGTGAACACGAAGCTCGCATGGAAAGACAACGTGCACGTCGTAAGCTAGATAAAGAAGGCGTATCTCGTAAAGGTAAAGATGTAGCCCATGTCAAAGCCTTATCTAAAGGCGGTTCAAACAAAGATGGCATACGTGTTGAATCCGCATCGGCTAATAGATCATTCAAAAGAAATTCGCAACACAAGTTAGTATCAGAAATCAGTACTAAAGAACGTAAAAAGAAGTAAAGTAATACTTGACAGCATTTAATGAGCGTGCTAAATTGCTCATTCTTAGTTAATGAATAGCGACCACGAGTCTTAGTTAAATGGAAATTATAGATAATACTGCAGTTAAACTTACCGTGCCTGAGCACATTGTCTCTCACATCACCAGCAATATTGAAAAGTGTGAAGTGTTAGAACATAAAGGCAATCTCACAGACCTTGTTGTATTCTGGGGTGTTGATGAGATGACTCGCCTTAATCAACTCATTTCATTTCGTAATAACCTACCATCACCTATCGTCCGTGATTATGATTGGCCTGGTATCTATAAACCATTTGAACACCAACGCGTCACCTCAGAGTTCTTATCTATCAATCATCGCGCCTTTTGTTTTAACGAAGCTGGTACAGGTAAAACCTCGTCAGTACTTTGGGCTACAGATTATCTAATGAAACAAGGCAAAGTCAAACGCGTTCTTATTATATGTCCTTTGTCGATTATGTATTCAGCTTGGCAAGGTGATGTCTTTAATACGTGTATGCATAGATCAGTAGGTATCGCCCATGGTACTTCGACTAAACGAGAGCGGATTATTAACGGTGACTACGAGATAGTTATTATTAACTATGATGGCGTAGCTATTGTTAAAGATGCAATCATCAAAGGCGGATTTGATTTAGTAGTAATCGATGAAGCTAATGCATACAAAAGTCCAAGTACAGCTCGCTGGAAAACCTTAGCTAAAGTATTAAAACCTGAAACAAGATTGTGGATGATGACAGGTACGCCTGCGGCTCAATCACCTGTTGATGCATACGGCCTAGCCAAACTTGTTTGTCCTACTAGAGTTCCTAAATTTAGTATGGCATGGCGCGATAAAGTAATGCAACAGATTACAAGGTTTAAATGGATACCTAAACATAATGCTAAAGACGAAGTATTCAAAGCGCTACAACCTGCAATACGATTTGCAAAGAATGATTGCTTGGACTTACCTGATGTTATGTATCAGACACGAGATGTACCATTAACTATCCAAGTACAAAAATATTATAAGCAATTAAAAGAACAGATGTTAATTGAGACCGCAGGTGAATCAGTCAGCGCAGTAAATGCCGCGGCCAATCTTAATAAGCTATTACAAATATCAGGAGGTGCAGTATACACGGATAAAAAAGAAGTCATTGAGTTTGATATTTCACCTCGTCTATCTGCGTTAAGTGAAGTGATTGCGGAGACTACGAATAAGATATTAGTATTTGTACCTTACCGACATACGATACGAGTTGTATCTCAATACCTAACTAAACAAGATATATCAAACGAAGTTATTAACGGGGAAGTATCAGCTACAGATCGAGGGCACATTATTCAACGCTTTCAAACTATGGACGATCCTCGTGTATTAGTAATTCAACCACAAGCAGCTTCTCACGGAGTGACGCTAACTAGAGCAGATACCATAGTCTTTTGGTCACCTGTGATGGGGGTTGAGACTTATCTACAATGCGTCGCTCGTATCGACCGTGTAGGTCAGAAGAATAAGATGACAGTCGTTCATCTTGAAGGGTCAGATGTAGAGAAAAGAATTTATAAGATGTTGCAAGGCAAAGTAGATTTACATACTAAACTAGTTGATTTATATAGAGAGGAATTAGAATCATGAGTGACAATATTAAGTTAGATGAAATTGTACAAGCTTACTTGACAATACGTGGTCAACGTGAGAACATAGCAAGAGAGTTTGAACTAAAAGACGCTGAGCTAAAAGCAGAACAAGCGCAATTAGAACAAGTGTTATTAGAGCAGTGCAATGAAATGAACGCCGAGACAATACGTACAGGCGCAGGTACAGTAGTTAAAACATTAAGAGAAAGTTATATATGTAGTGATTGGGACGGCCTTAAATCATTCATTATGGAAAACGGATTGATTGAATTAATGCAACAACGACTACATAACACTAACTTAAAAGAATATTTAACTACGCATGAAGGTGAAGGTATGCCTCCAGGAGTTAGTTCTTTTAGAGAATATAGTATTGTAGTTAAGAAACCTAGTAAAACTTAAGGAGTAAATTATGAGTAACGAATTAGCAATATTAATGCAACAAAATCCTGCCCTACTTCAAACAGGGCTAGACGCAGATACACTAGCGGTAGCTGGCGGTGGTGGTAACAATGTCACTAAACGTATCTCAATCAAAGGTGGTGTATTCCGTAAATATGCAGGCGGCGAAGAAGTTGGTACGATTGAAGACCGATCAATGAATGTAGTCTTTATCCGTATGGCTCACAATGCATCAAGAATGTATTACGCATCGTCATACAAAGACGGCGAGAAGATTGTACCTACATGTTGGTCAAGTGATTCCCGTACACCTGATGCTGATGTAGCTAACCCTCCAGCAAGTTCATGTGACCAATGTCCATACAGCGTTAAGAATTCTGTAGCGGGTAATGGTTCAGCATGTCGCCTATCATGGAGAACAGCGGTAACAGTTCCTGGTGATCCAAGCAATGACATCTATCAATTAGTATTACCTTCAACATCATGTTGGCAGAAGGAAGATAATGGTAAGTGGGGTTTCAGACCTTATGTACAAATGCTAGCTAATAATAACATTGGCGCAAGTAAGATCATTACTAAAATGCAGTTTGATACTAAGTCACCTACACCTAAACTATTATTCTCGCCTGTCGGTGTATTAACACCTGAGCAATTAGCTGATGTAGAAAAACAAGCTAAGTCTCAAACAGCCGATAATTATATTAAGTTAACTGTATATAAACCTAAAGAAGAAGGTGAAGCACCTGCACCACAAGTGGCTGCTCCACAAGCTCAACCTACTCCTGCTCCAGCAGTACAAGCAACGAGTGATGTACAGTCAGATGTAGTGATAGAGCAACCTACATTAAGAGCTGAGCCTGCGCCTACGCAGAAGCCAAATGATGTAAGTAGCATTGTTAAAAAATGGTCGGTTAAAACTTAAGGATAATTATGGCTAAGTGTTATAGTGAGAAGTTCTTACTCAGTTTAAATAGCCTTAATGCGAAAAGACTGGGCGTGCAGTTTGGTAAGCAGTGTGTAAAAGCCAACTTGCCGCCTGGTATGATTGCGGATTCATTAGGTGTGGCTCGTCAGTCAATTCATAATTGGTTCAGGGGAAAACCTGTACGAGAAAAGAATATTGATAAGATTGAAAAGTTTATGGAGATTATTGATATATATTTAGAGGCAGGAGAATTGCCCGTGTCAAGTACTGTTGATGCAAAAATATTTATTGATGCTAAAGTAATCGACAAACTATAAAAACGTAGTAGAATAGAATCCTCCCTAGTGAGCAATTAAAAAACACATAGTTTTATGTGGCGGGAAACTGTTGACTAAAAATTTAGGAAACTGCAAATGATGAAAGAATTTTATAAGAAAGCACTGCCATCTACAGGCGTTTACTGTGTAGCTACGATTGATCCGATAGCTAAGATAACTAAACATAAATTTGTAGAAAATGTTGATGAGCTCGCGGAGTTTATTGAGTCAAAGAAAAATACACCTACCAACATCTTTGTTGCACTTAGTTCATTTAATGGATACAGTCGCAAGGCTGATGAGGCCAAGTCTGTTAGGTCGTTCTTTGTTGATCTTGATGTAGGCAACGGTAAGGGCTATAACTCAAAAGATGAAGCTGTCCAAGCGATTGACCAATTCGTACTAGAACATAATCTTCCCCCTCCTGTTAAGGTAGACTCGGGAACTGGTATCCATTCTTATTGGCTTTTTGACAGAGATATTCCCGCGACCGAGTGGAAACCTTACGCAGAAAAATTTAAAGACTTTTGCTTAACGCATGGTTTAAACATAGACCCTGTAGTCACCGCTGATCTAGCACGCATCTTACGTTGCCCTGATACATTCAATCAAAAGACTATGCCTCCCTCACCTACTAAGGTTATGGGTGACGATTTACCTATTTATATATTCGACGAGTTTAAAGAGTTCTTAGGTAATCTTGAACCTAGTCTTGCAGATATATTACAGGCCGCACCTAAAGGTCTTAGTGAAGATCAACGTAAAGCATTGAAGCTAGATAACTTTGAATCTAACTTTGAAAAAATTGTACAATCAAAAGGTTGTGCTCAGATTAATTTTATTATGGATAATGTTAAAGTCCTACAAGAGCCTTTGTGGTATTCAGGTTTATCCATCGCTCAACATTGTGCTGATAAAGAATCAGCTATCCATTTAATATCGAAAGACTATCCAAACTATGATGAAAGAGAAACAATTAGAAAAGCGCAAGCAACACAAGGCATGCCTCATTCCTGCGAAACATTTAACAATGTTAATCCTGGCATATGTACTGGCTGTCCTAGTCGCGGTAAAATTACTAACCCTCTTGCACTTGGAAAAATATTTAAAATAGCTGTCGAAGAACCGATCAAACCATTAGATCAATCAATGTCAGTTAAGACTATTGAGCATATTAAAGAACATGCAGAGGTAGTCACACGGGGTTTATCATCGTTGCCCGAGGCTCTCTATCCATTCGTATACGGTAAGGAAGGCGGTATCTATTGTATGCCTGCCCCCAAATACGATGAAGATGGTGTACCTATTCCTGGTGATCCAATATTAGTAACATTGTATGACCTATTCCCATTGAAACGGATTTATAGTCCCGCAGATGGGGATTGCTTGTTAATGAAAGCGATATTGCCAAATGACCCTGAGCGCGAGTTTTTACTCCCTATGAGCAAGGTTTATGCAATAGAGGATTTAAAAAAGATCATCGCGTCTCAAGGTGTTTTATTTAATACAGACGCCAAAGGAGGCCAATATCTTATGAATTACTTAGTTAAATGGGGACATTACCTCACAAACAAAAATGCCGCAGAAGTTATGCGTATGCAAATGGGCTGGACACCCAATCAAGAATCCTTTGTAGTAGGAGAGTCAGAGCTATTACGAGATGGTAAGGAAGTTACATCACCAACATCACCTCTATGTAAGAGTATAGCTAAACACTTAACGCCTGCAGGTTCTTATGAAGCATGGAAAGAAGCCGCTAATAAACTTAGTAAACCTAGTCTTGAACTGCATGCGTTTACTTTGTTAACTGGGTTCGGCTCAATCCTCATGAATAAAACTTCGACATCCGGAGTTACTATATCCTTAACAGGTGAATCAGGTGCAGCTAAGACAGGCGCGCTATATAGTTGTCTCTCAGTTTGGGGTAACCCGAAAGACCTATCGGTACTAGAAGCTACGTCTAACGGTATGACAGGACGTTATCTAGGTCTACACAATATTCCATTTGGTTTAGATGAAGTAGGTAACATTATTCCTAAAGACCTATCTCAGTTAATCCACAAGATTTCACAAGGTAAATCTAAAATCCGTATGCAAGCATCAGTCAATGCAGAACGAGATCACGAGATGTCAGCTAGTTTGATTGCCATATTTACTTCTAACCAGAGTATGTATGACAAACTAAGTATACTTAAAAAAGATCCTAATGGCGAGGTAGCTAGGCTAATCGAGTTCTCAGTGCGTAAACCTCAAGCATTCCATGACGAGCCTACACTTGGTAAAGAAATATTCGACAAGTTTAGATTTAATTATGGCTGGTCTGGCCGTGAATTTATCTTCGCATTGTATAAATATAGTGAAGACCAAGTTCAAAAGAAGATGGATAAATGGGTTGACCAATTCAGAAAAGACTTTGGCGAAGATACAGCTTATCGATTCTATGAAAACTTAATTGCAGCTACGATGACTGCGGGTGAAATAGCAGTTGATGCGGGCATAGTTAACTTTGATTTAAAAAAGATCTATAACAGAATTGTCGGCGAAATGGTAGCTATACGTGATAACGTAGTTAAGGTTAACGTCATTGATTACGAGGCTTTAATTGGCGAATTTATTAATAGTCATCAAACAGGTATTCTTGCGTTCAAAGATGGTAAGATTTCAATGGAACCTCGTTCGCCATTAGTGATTCGCGCTGAACTTGATACTCACTTGATCTATATATCTAAGCCGGAGTTTAGAAAACACTTAGCTGAGAACCAAGTAAGTACTCGTGAGTTTTTATATCAAATGAAACAGGCAGGGATTGAAGTCAAAGAATCTCGTAAGCGTATGGGTACAGGTTGGAAAGATGCAACAGCGTCGGTGAATGTTGAAGTGTATGTACTTAATACAACTAAATTATCAGACCGTGCATTAGGAGCAACACCTGAGCTTGTATAACGAAATAGAATGGGTGTTTCCGTTTGAGGGAATGGGTATTGGGGATAGCTTCTTTGTTCCTACACTCAAACCCTCACCACTCATTTACGCAATAGAATCGGGGGCAAAACGAGCAGGCGTCAAGATCAGAGCATTCACTACAATGAAAGATGGTTGTATGGGTGTGAGATGTTGGCGTCTAGCTTAGTCTTGCTTATTAATTTCTACTGCGCGTCGATTTAAATCTTTTATATTATTAAGCATATTATTTTCAGACTCAGTCAATCGGTCTAGGGCTTCACGTTTTTCTTCTGCAGTTCTATTACTTGCCATAATAAGTTTTTTATAATCTCTAAGTTTTGTAAGTTGATTATGTAAATTATTAATAGGTTTTTCAATTGCTATATAGCCTCTATTCTTATTTAAGTAGTCTCTATACTCATCTACCCTACCTTCTTCTAATAGTGCATTTGCAGATGTTTTAGCAGTTACTACTTTGTCATATAAGTCATAGAAGTCGCCACGATTGCCTGTAGCCCTTTGATTTTCTAACATAGATCCTACAAAAATAATATCATTAGCAGTTGGCGCAGGTCTATCGCCCGCGAAGTAATTAGATACTTGACCTAATGTTTGACCTAAATAGCCGAAATATCCTTTTAGAAGTTTATCAATTTTAATAGGGGAATAATTAAGCTGTGCCCCTACTAGTTTAGCTATTTCAGAAGTTTTTTCTGTGTACTGTAGATATGGTTCTTTTCTTTGTTGGCCTGCACTTACTATAGGAAGGCCTGAGAATATATCGAAGTTAGTATAATTTTCAGCTAAAGGTCTGACCGCAGAAGGTATAGGTGCAAACCCTGCTATAAGTTCCCATGTTTTACGAAGTGCCGCAGCAGCAACATCCATGTCTTCTATATCAGCTTTAGGTGAATTTAATACCCATGCTCTAGTACCTCGTTCGGCCGCAACTTTTAAAGGTCTTAATTCTTGAGGTACTGGCATACGAAGTCCGCCAATAAAGAAGTTATTATTTTGTTGTTCTTCACTTTGATTTTCATACTCATCGTCGCCGCTCATAAATGCTGCATACATTGCGGTAAACATGAGGTATTTAGATAAACGGAAAACTAATAATTTTTTACCTTCAGCTTTAGATACACCACTTATGCGACCTCTAGCAGCAGCAATATCACGTGCCATACCTTGAATAGGTGGGTTAACGAAAGGCATCATACGACGTAAGTAAGCCAATGATCTAGACATACCCATTTGTTGATATGGCATATATTGATGTGATCTTACCGCCGCTAAGTCTTCTGCAGTTTCTCTATCATACCCTTCCGCTTCTAGTTCTTTTGTAGCGTTCTCATAGATAGCTTCACGAGCACCTAAATCAGAACCTTGTGCCATACGTTCAAAGAAGAATAAAGATTTTTCCCATAACTTTTTATCTTTACCTTTATACAGATTTATAATATCTGCGCTGTCTAATACATCTTTTTGCCCAACAATACCATAACGATTAAGCATAGCTGCATTAGGTGTACGATCAGCTTTAAATTGGTTATTGGCAATAGATTTCCAAGTTTTAGTTATATTATTTAAGAACCCTGCTTTATTGCCTGATGTAAATGTTGCACGGATAGGATCTTCCCATGCTTGATTCCATACGAACTGAGGCATCATTGTAATCCCGTGACGTAAACCAGATACTGGGTATTTCATAATATCCCATACAGCACCTGAAATAATTGGTGAAGCTGAGAAAGCTGCCATATCATTTGGATCTAAAACTCTAAAATCTTTAGGTAGTCCATCAACATGAACCGTAATATGATGATATGCTTTCTTCTCTACATCAGTCATAGGTCTATCGTACCACTGACCAACACCAAGTTGTTGCATCATATCAGCGGTTGATTTTGCAGCATTATTTTTAATACCGCGTTGCATCATCCATGACATATTAGCTATGTAATTATCAATAGGATCAGCAGCTGCACGTTTAGAACCTACGAGTCTATATTCTTTGCCCGCACCTAATAAACCCGCACCTTTAGTAGTAGGCCTATCAAATGAATCAATTTCTTCTTCTGGTACGCGATAAAGTGCTACGTACTCAGCTCTATTTAAAAATCTATCCGCTTTTTCTCTAGTATATAATCCTGTATCAACCATGAAATCTAATAGGTCTTTACGTTGTACATTACGCATATCTTGAAGTCGTTTTAATTCAGACCCATAGCGTCTATATGCTTCCGCAGCAGTACGCTTATCAGATTCAGTCCACTCATCAATATTAACTTTTTCATCCTCTGAAGCAGTTCTATTAAATTCTTCTAATTTTTCATATCGAGGCCCGTAATATCCAGCGACTAACATATCATATGCAAGCTCTTTAGAACCTAAATCTTGTGTAGCTCTATCAACTAATTCATTCCAGCCTTTAGATATATCTAGCATCTTAACTTTATCTGGGCCAGTACTTTCGTCAGCAATAATTAAACCGCTCTTACGGCGTAATAATCTACCTAAATATAATCCAGCTTGTGCTAATGACATAGAGTTATAAGCTTGTAGGTTGATTAAGTCACCACGGATTTTACCTTCTCTGAATGCATCAGCTGCAGGCAAGTCAGCATCTAGTGCTTTACGCTCAACGCTATATCGTCCTCCAACAATCTTATTGCCAAGTTGGTCCATCCATTTACGCCATTGATTAGTATCATCATTAAATACATTTCTAAACTTCTGAATTATGCCTTCATTAGTATCTTCAACATATTTAAGCGGAGTGCCATCAGGACGAGTCATGCCTTCAGGAGTAATTCTAGCTTGTACTATTTCTTTACCTGTAGTTACAGCTCCCGGACCCTTCATAAGTTCAGGGCTTAATAATAATATTTCATCTAACATACTATGCGCATATTCAGGAATACCAAACATAGACTTAATTAGATTTACAAAGTCAGACCATAATGTTGCAACCTTGCCTTTAGCTGGTTTAAGACCTAACACCCCCGCACGATTTTGTAGGAAGTTCTTTAACTTATCATCTGTATAGGACTCCATAAAAAATTCTTTTACGTTTTTTTGTCCATAGAATCCTTCTTGTTTCTTTAAAGACTCCGCCATGAAAGCATCAAATAACTTAACCATCTTCTTACCTAATGGTGTTATAGGAGTATGAACATTATTTACAATCTTGACATGCTTATCAAATTCAGCATCAGTTGCAGCGTGAGCAATTTCATGCAAGGTGATATGAGATAAATCTGCAACACGAGGGTCTATAAATATAGTATTAGTATTAGGATCGTAATATCCAGCAGCACCTTGTAGTTCAGGATCAGTAGAAGTATTCTCTGTAATAACTTTAACGGTATCTAAATTAGGCACTCTCTCTAACATATTAATAATAGCTTTGTCAGAACGAGCATCTGCAATCTTTATTACAGCTTTAAATAATTCTTTACCGTTGGTGACTTTATCAAATATAGGATTACGTTCGCCTAATTGTTGTTTAGGCTCTGCAAATAATACATCTCTGCCTTTTTCTTCAGCTGCTATTTCTTGTACGTCTTTATTAAGTTCTATATCTGATGGAGCTACCTCTTCTGTAGCACGTCGTTGTTCTTCACGAGCAAGGTACGCTTCTAATTCTGTATCAGCTTGTTGATCTAGTGGTACAGCTTTCTTACCAGCTATCTCATCTAGGAGAAGATCACTTAATTCATCTATTCCACCTCTTGGATCATTTAATACATCAGCATTTAAATAGCCTTCATCAACTGCAACTTGAACTGCGTCATCTAAACCTCTACCATTTTTAGTAAATAGTCCTACAGTAGCACCAGATTTATTAACGCTTCGTTCACCTGTAAGATCAAATAAATGTTCAGTATTAATACCACCTGCTTTTTTTAAAACAGCTTGGATGCCCATAGATGGGGCTAATTTTTTTTCAGGTTTTAATACTTCAGTAGTTTCAGGTGCTAATGGAGCTGGGCGTGGGCCCTCTCGTCCTGCAAGTTGTTGAACATTATCTGTAGCACTTCCCAGTCTAGTTCCGTCAAGTCCTTCAGTTCCGGTGGTAATTTCTCCTCCCAAGGGTTGTCCAGATACTTCAACGCCTTCTCTAGGTCTTCTGACGACAGCTGTTTCATCTTGTAATTCCTTAATAGTAGGTATTTTATTCAGGTAATCATTAATCTTAATTGCAATAGGTGAATCATCTTCTTTAGTTTTTAAGTATGCATCAAATGCGGTTCTAATAGTAGTATTATCTTCAAGGCTCAATGGGTCTAATCCATTAAGGGTTTTTCTAATAACTGCTGTAGGGCCAATACCTAAATTTTTAAATGTTTGATCTGATATAGTATCAGTAGGTTGAGTAGCAAGGGATACAATATTAGTAGGTATATCAGTTAGCTCTGCTATAGCTTTTTTCTGCGCATCAATGTCACCTTGTTCTATAGCCTTATTAAATGAAGCTTCCATACTAGCAATAGATTTAGCAAGTTTAGATTTTTCTGGGGCTTTGTTACCTAATGAATTAATTGTTGATTGATATAAGGCGTCAGCAGCTTCTTTAGCTTTAAGCATTTCAGCTTCAGTTTTTGCGTCTTCTGCTATTTGGTTAATTCGATCACGTTCGGCATTAATATTTTCTAATTTAGCGTCAAGCGTTATCTGGTCTATACGGGCTCTTTCAGCATCAATTCTATTTAATTCTCTTTGCTGACGTTGCTCTTGACCCTTAATAATATCTTGCTGTTCACCGCGTTCATAGACACGACCAGCGCCACCAAGTGGTCCCATAAGAGAAGTTTGATATGCTATTTCACCGTATTCTTTTAAAGCCTCTTCACCAGTAATAGGTAAGCCTGCGTAATATCTTTCGATAGCTTGTTGAGCAATTTCAGTAGGGATTTCAGCTAATTCTGTTTTTAGTGTACCCTTAGCAAGCGCAGTAGCAAATGATTCTTTAGCTAATTTTTCAGCCGCACTTGTACCTAATTCTTTAGCGGTAACACCAAATACTCTAGATAGTCCACTTAAACCTAATGACAATCTATCTAACGCCGCTTGACCTGCTCCTGAAGCAAACGCACCTGCTGCGCCTATATCAACGTTTTCACCTTTAGCAATTTGTTCTTCCGCTTTTCTTTCAGCACTTGATCCTGCATAAGATATTAAAGGGCCTAAAATTGAACCTGCTAACGCACCCCATGGACCGCCTATAGCACCTGCCCTAGCTCCAAGAGCCATAGAACCAATTAATGGAGCTTGTTCTGCTATAACACCAGGAATTTGAGTAATAACTTCTTTTGCTGCAGGGAAGAAACCACGTTGTTCATAGGCTTGTTTAACAGCTTCTAAACTACCCGCTGGTTTTTCTGTAATATCTTTTTGTCTAGAGATGCCTTCCATTGCAGCTTCATCTGCATTAAAAGGTAATTGAAGTCCAGTAAGCGCACTAGAAGCTAAACGCTTAGTACTACCGATAGCGGCTTCTATTGGACCTGCTGTTTGAATAGGTTGAGATTCTAATTGTAACTGATTTTGAACTGCTTGATATGCTTGCGCATCAGTTAATTCCGTAGGCGAGTCAACGTTAAATGATCCTTGACCCGGAATATCAATTTTATATGAAGGCATTTTATTGAGTTCTTGTTACCTTAACGCCTGCAGGCATAGCAGAAACAGGCGAGCCAGATGCCCCTCTTATTTCATTTTTATAATCTTGAAATGATTTATTAAATTTAGGATCTAACATTTTTTCTTGTTGCCACATAGCTAGGATTTTATCATCATCTAAACCGCTTGACCCACTAAATGATTTCCAAACTTGAGTAACCTTACCTGCGTCAAATACTTTTTTAACATTACCATCTTTATCTTTGACAGTTTTATAATTATCATCATCTTGTTTAGCAAGATCCATAAATGTTTCATAGTCAGATTTTTTAGCTGCTGCAATCATAGCATTTTTAGTTGAAACGTCGGCAGCATATTTAGTGCGCGTAAACGCATTCTTTTCTTCCATGTCTTTAAGTTTAATTTGAGCATTACGAGCTTCAATACGCTCTTCACTATTAAGACCATAAGTTGCAGCTGCAATATCTTCAGCCCGTTTAGCTTGACCCATTTTAGTTCTGATGTCAATTTGTTTTTCAGTAAGTTTATCTAATTTATCTTTAGCTTGAACATAGTCAGCAAGGCCTGCTTGTGCGCCTTCAGCTAAGTTTTGAATTGCAAACGGAGATTTACCACCAGCCATAGAAAAGCCTGCTTTAGTTAATGCCATCCATGGCGCCATACGTTCTTGTTCTTTAGCACCTGTCTCATATTTTCTGGCAAGTTCTTCTAATCTACCGCGTTCAGGATCTTCACCAATCATTTCTTTATAGCGAGACATTCTATCTTTTGCCACACCTTCTGTATTTTCTAATAAACTATCAATACCTGCTTGTTGAGGTTGTGGTGCGGAACCCGGCATAGGTTTAGTTACATCATTTTGAGGAACAGCCTCAGCCATAGGTGCTTTTGTTTTAGTTGGAGGTAGAGTACTTTGATAAATATTAGCTATCTCATCACGGCTAAACATCATGCCTGGTTCTGCAGTAGATGTATCAATAGATGCAAGACCTTTGCGATTAACTTGTGGAGATGCCGCAGCTTTTTCTAACGTATCTGCCTCTGCAAGTAGTCCTTGCTTTCTTAACTCAGCTGCTTTTCTATACGCATCTAAACTTGGTGTCATGCCTTCAATATCTTTTTTACGTACAAGTTTGCCTGTTACTGGATCTGTTGTCCAACCATATTGGAACGGCATACCTAATAAATCTTTAGCACCTGCATAGATTGAGCCTGGAGAAAAGTAACTATCTTCTAACGCCGCTTGGTATCTCTTAGATGCTACATCACCGCCTGGTCCAAACGCAACCATGCCGCCATCAGCATAACCAGGTGAACCCATTTCTTTTCTTATCCCACTATAAGCAGCGCCCGCATAAGGTGAAGTACCTCTACCAACACCTAAACTATATCTAAGTGCTTCTGGAGATACTCTCATCATTTCACCAGTCATATCAGTACCATATGGAGATGATGAAGCAAAGGCCGGGCCCGCAGTTGCGCCTGTATAATAAACTGGGGATCTACCCATTAATGACCTTTGAATATCAGACATGCCTTCAGTAGAAGGTAAATCACTTCCAGGAGCCATATCACTAGCGGCAACATCACCACCATCATCAAACGCCACAATACCACCAGCTGCCATACCTTGACCACTAAACATCTGATCGGGTATAGGAAGACCCGCAACGCCTTGATCTGTTGGCGCACCTTGTGGTGCCGGGTTACCCATAGGGTTTCCAGCCAGCATCGCTAAGCCGCTTTGGTCAGGAGCTTGTGTTAAATCTTCAGCCACACTTTTTTCAGGAGCTTGTTGGTTTTGTGAAGCATATTTTGCTTCCATGTCTTTACGATTTTTAATCTCAGCTAATGCTAAGTAACTAGGTACTTCTGGGTTTAAACCTTGTACGTACTTGATTAAAGTCTCAACAGGAATTGATTTTAGTTGATTCTGAAGTTTGACGATGTTCATAGTTATCCTTTTCCGCCGCCTAATACATTATATAAACCGAGTCCCGCTAAACCAAGACCACCTAATTGAGAAGCCATACTTGGTGCCGGAGCATACGCTACTTGAGTTGAACCTAGTGCACCAGCGTTACCACGTAGAATATTACTGAGATAATCAAGTTGGGCTTTTTGATAATTTTGTTGATCCATAAATTGTTGATATTGTTGATTAAGTCTTTCTTGTTGCATAGCTTGTGATTCGCCTGCTGACGCTGCCTGCGCTTTAAGTCTTTCAATATCACTTTGTTGTTGTTGTGCACCTAATGCACCTAATGCTTGAGAACCTTGTAAGCCTGCAGTAAGTCCAGCTAATCCAATATCTTTACCAAGTCCTGCTTGGTATTGTTGAGCTTGTTGACCAAGTTGAGCTGCTTGCATACGTCTAGCTTGGTCACGTTCAAATTGTTGTTGGGCACTCGTAAATGCCTCTTGTTGACCACGAGCTCTAATATTAGAAATATTTTGTGCTGCCCCACGACCTTGTTCTGCTTGCAATAAAGCTTGACGCGCGCCGCCAAATGTACCTCGACCAATAGAACCTAATGCCCCTGCTGTTTTATCTAAGTCCGCCTGTTTACGAGCTTCAGCCACAGCAATATCTGTAACGCCTGTTTGATAAGGAGACATATAATATGAAGCTGCGGGAGCATCAAATGTTCCACCTGAAATAGCCATAGGGCTATAACCAAACGCTTGACCTAATCCAGTCATACCTGCGCCAAGACCCATTGTAGTACCAGCACCTAGTCCTGCTGTAGCTCCACCAAATTGACCTGGTTGAGTTAAGCCTGCTGTTTGAGCTTGAACTGCTTTTTGTTCGGGAGTAAAATCTGCAACGCGGGCACCAGTATATGGAGTAAATTCTTTAACACCTGTCACATTGCCAGAAGGATCTGTTTTATAAATTTGTTGACCGGATTGTTTTAAAAGCTCTTCGTAGTAAGGCTTTGCATACTCAGGTAAGTTAGTAGAGTAAGAAGTTTGCGTAGTATTACCCCCGCCGCCACCACCTTTAGAGCCGCCGTAAAACGTGAATGCTTCTACTAAGTTTTGAACCCAGTTAAACAAATTAAATAATTTCATAAATCTTTCTCCACAACCATTCGCACGGTATTAAAGTTTGCTTTTAGTTTATATAGTCTTGCTTGTGCTTCTTGTGCCCACGCACTCGCTTTTGTTGCACCTTGCATTTTAGCCCATGTTTCTACTTGGCTAAACGTTTCATTATTTACAATCTCACTACCACCTAATGCCGTAATAAACATAGTTCTTGCATTAGCGTTATTAATAAATTCTACTGTCATAGCCCCGTTTATTTTATTGTTCTCATTAACGGACACTAATAAAGATTGTTCACCACGTACTAATAATAACTTTAATTGGTCTAACGTAAAATCTCCACCACTTACATTAATAGACGCATTTAAATATTCTTTTATATCTTCCCAAACATTATATATGTTGTTGGGCGCTACGATTTGTACGGTGTTCATGCAGGCATGTATTTGCTAGGATTAATTTGTTTACCTTGTTTTTTATTTCCTGTACGAGCGTGTCTTACTTTATCTAACATTGCATATAATCTTTTTGATCCTGCTTTAGATGAGCCATTACCTAAATGAGAAACTACATCTGCAGGGATTACAAATTCCCCATCTGCCAATCGAGCGGGTTGTTTACCTTCTATTGTAGCAGGAATTGAGTCAGACATACCATCACCTTGGCCATTTAAATATCCGCCTTTAGCGTATCCCGATGATATAAGTTTTCCATCGCCTGTTCTTTGTTGCGGACCACTACCCCCATACATTGATACAATATTTCCGCTTCCTGTGTAATATTCTTGCTTAGGCGCTTCTTTCATTCCAAAAAAGGCTCCCATACCTGATTCTAAAAATTTTGCGCGATCTGATTGAGACATTTGCTTCATTATATCTGGAAATATTGCCGCAAATGGACCGTAACCTTGTGAATATAATTTATCATCTGAACCCATGCCGCCCATACCACTTAGCCCACCTAATCCGCCGGCAGGAGTTTGTTCACCTGTTACAGTATTTAGTGTAGGAAGTTCATTAAGGTTTAAACTACCGCCTTCAGCGTAACCTAACGTCTTAGCATTTTGTAAAGATTCTTGTGAAGCTAATGTATTTAATCGGCCAATACCATATCCTTCACTAGAAATATTATCTAGCCCTTGACCTTCTGGTCTATTATATAAATCGGATAAGCCTCCGCCTACAGATGGATTACCTACAGCCCCACCAATAGCATAAGAATTAATTGCACCACCTTGTGCTGCACGAATAGGCTGATTTAAATTAGGAAGCAATTTAAGTCCTGTTGAGTATCTATCACTTAAGTTAAGTTGACCTTGTGGTCCTGTGTATTTACCTTTTTCTGGATCTTCATACCCTACGTATTCTTGAGGTTTTAATATGTCTTCCATAAATGGAGAAGCTCCATACATACCAATTTTAGCTCCGCCATATAAAGCATCACCATCACCAATATGTCTTGCAAATCCTACTGGGTCTTTAGCAGCGTTACCAATTGCATCTCCAAACCTACTTATTTCGCCAAAGTTATTAGATGCCGCAGTAGTTGCGCCCGGAATATCTACGCCAACTGGTTTGGCTGCGAATGACTCACTTAGATTTCTTAAGCCTGTAGTTGGAGTTGTACTAGTTGGGCTAATAAGATAATCTTGTTTTGCTAAATTTGTTAAGTCTTTAGTACCTAAATCAATACCGCTTTTGTAAGCATTAGTAAAATCAGGTGCAAAATTTTGTGTTTTAGCTAATGCATCAGCACCTACATTAGTAGGAAGTTTTGTAGTTATATCATCAATAGAAGAAGCTAAGTCATCTGTAAGGCTTGAAGCAGTAGTTCCAAAATTCATATTAGCACCAAGTTGACCTGTAGAGCCAAAAACTCCAGTATAAGGTGCATTTTTTATAGCATTTAATTCAGAAGTAGGAACTTTAGGTGCTGCACCAAAAGATGAAAGACCTTCGCCTATTTTAGCGCCGCCGTAGGAAGTTAACCCCGCCATAGCTGCATCACCTAAATCACCACCTTCAATTAAAGTCTTACCTGCCATTAAAGACGCAGTAAGCCATGGTGGCATACCTAGGAAACTACCAGCTACTGGAAGAACAAAATCTAAAAACCCTGCTTCAGGTAACCCTGTTTGAGGATTAACCGTTAAAGAGCCCCCATGAGCCATAGCTAAGCCTTGAAGTCCTTGAACTTCGTTAGGTGTCATGTGAACAAGCATCGAGTCATTACCACGACCTAATGATGCTAAACCTTGTGCTGATTGTTGTGGGTAGTTCATAAAGATAAGTCCTTAATTTTGTCTAATAATACCATTAATATAGTGCCGATACAAATGTTGCGGTAAGAATTACAGCGGGAGAAGCTGGGCTAACTGGAGCTGTGCCAGGGGGATATGTGCCAATTACCGTATCCCCAGAAACTGAACTCATCATTAACTGAACGTTATCCCCAGCATTTACAGGTATTACTATATTCCAAGCAGTTAATGTAGCGCCTAAATTAGCACTAGGGCCTGTTGGAACCGTAGAAACACCAGCTGTATTTGGTATGTCATTTGTATTTTTTCTAAACCAAAAAGATACGTTATCTATTGAACTCTTGGGGTTTAGAAGCTGAGCGCTAAATTGTATGTTGTAATAACCAGCTACAGCAAAGACAATTTTAGTATTATCTGCGGGGTCTAGAGCTACCTGATTGCTGACATCTGTTGTATCAAATGGGACTTGTAAAGCAGTAGTTGCAGATGGTACTGCCTGGGCTTCAGTTACATAAACTCCAGCAGAATGAGCAGCGCCACTAGAGCCGTACTCTGAACGGGTAATTCCTGTAAATGAAGTGGCAGTTTTGCCTGTATAACTAATTAATTCTTTACCAATCAGAATCGTACCAGCAGATGCAAAGTTAGCGGTTGAGGCTACAACAATAGCTGCCGTTGAACTTGAGTTTGGTATGGCATTAGTTAGCGTTGTAAAACCGTCTTGAGAAAACGCACCATTAGGAAAACGTAACGCAGCTCCACCATCAATATTACTTAAGTTAGTAGTAAACGCATCAAGCGTATTAAAATATAAACGTAAGGCATTACTAAAAGACTCTTGATATGTTTGACTATATGCTATCGTAGGTATAGGTAAGTTAGGGGCCTTAGTAGACCTAATAATACTGTTAGCCATTAGTTTCTTGTTCCATCTGGACGTGCATCAACTCTTGGTAAACCTAGTTGCCATTGTGTACCTACTGTATCTGATCCAATCTTAAAGTTCATTTGACGACCACGAGCTCTAATAAATACTTGGTTAGTATATTGATCCACAGTAGCTGTTGCAGTTACAATCGTAGCACCTGTTGTTACGCCTTCAGCATTAACTATAGCTTGTGCAGCGCCAGGGAAGTTACGTACTCCCACAACAATATCAGCTTCAGGAATAATTGGTGCACCTGTGACTTCATTAACAGCATCAGAACCTCTAAAGTTAATATCTGGGATCACACGGCGAATGAGCATATATTTATCACCATCGTCAATATCAACGTCAGCTGATTGAATAAACGAAGTAATAGGAAGTGGAGCAGCTCCTAAAGGTTGTCCATCGTTTGTGCCATTTTCATGTTGATACACCCATCCATTACCACTTGTATCATTTTTTAATGCAACAGGGTTATTAAATACACCAGAATCAATCCACGCAGTTCTTTCTAATTGTCCATAATACCAAATGTTTTCAAGGTAATTAAATACAACATAGCGATTAATTTCAGATGAGTTAGCTGAAGGATAGAACCATATAATTTCTGTAAATTTATTATTAACTCCTGCGAATATAAGTGAACTTTGAGTGTAGTTAATATCAGTAAATATGTATTGACGTATGGTACAAGGTAATGTATCAACACGACCAGAGTATGTATAGAATCTATCTCGACCCATCCAGTAAGTAATATTGTTAGAGCCTACAAGTGCATTCGGACCAATAATAGATATGTTATGAGATAACTCTTGAATACCAAACACTTCAGCTGTACCTAAGAATTGCAACGAAGTTAACGAAGTATTAGTAAATATCAATGATTCTTGCCGTGTATTAATAGCCGTAATAATTTTAGAACCTGATTGTAATCTTACAAACCCTGCAGTGTTAGTAACGGTAGGTTGCCAATTTTCAGGTTCAGGACCAATATCAGGATCAACATTAGACCAACGAATAAGTAATGGATCATATGTACCTAAATAATTAGGGGCTGCTGCGGTAGGATCATAGTTAGTACAACCTAATGCAAGCAAGAAACCTTGTGGAGTAAACATAATCTTTTGTACTTTTTGCGGCACTGCTACTGCACCGACTAAAGAATTAAGTAAAACTGCACGTGTATTAAATGCTGAGACATAAGCCCAGTAATAGATGTCACCGCCCGCACCTGACACTGTGTCATAGGCTGTATTAAATATTAAATCATTATTAAACTTATCCATGAAAATAAGTCTGGCAGGTTGAAATACTGGTACTGTTGAGCCAGAACCCCAAGTTAATCTGCTCCAAGTAGAAGTACCCCAACCATAACCTGCTGTAGTAATAGGGAAGCCCGCGGGTAAATAAACTATTGCAGTAATACCTGTACCACCTTGGCCTGTGGTTGTGGATGTTGCAGTAGTAGTTGCTTGGAATGTAAACGTATTAGAATCTATTACAGTCACTTGTACTGTTGTATTCATTTGAGCGACAGGAATACCACCAATTGTAGGGCCCACAATACCACTAAAGGTTACATAGGTACCTGTATTAGCGCCGTGACCTATAATAGTTACAGTCACAGTTTTAGAAGCGTTAGTTGTGCCTATGCAATTATTTGTGGCAGGTGATGTGTATGTAGCATAAACAGGTGTAATATCGTAAAGCGTTGTACCAGAACCTACATATATACGAGAGTTTGTACCAATACCAAGTAAATTAGATCCATCAGTTGTTGACCAACTAAATATAGAACGAGCAGAATCTGTGTAAGGTGTAATATTAGATACAGTCCAGCCACCAAACTTTTCAGGGAAACCTGTTCTAAATCGAACGAGCTGAGTCTCATACCAACCACCTTCCGATGCGTAGTTAGTTTGATCTCGGTTAACACCGGGTTTAAATACTAGTTTACTTAGTGCCATTATTTACCCTCAAAGAGTGCACGTTCATCTAATCTACGAATTTGTAGACCTCGTAATATTTTACCACCTGCACGACAATATTTCACTAACGATTCCATAGCCGCCTTTTTATCCCCGCGAAGAAGCGCTTGACGGAGTGTTGATCTTTGAAAGCATCCAAGAC